AGTTTTTAATACTTACATTCGTTTAAGAGATAAAGACAAGCCTTGTGTAAGTTGTGATAAACCATTAAAACCAAACGATATTAACGCAAGCCACTATTATAGCGTAGGCTCAAGTCCTAACTTACGATTTAATGAGTTTAATGTTCACAATAGTTGTATAAGATGCAATAAAGAATTGCACGGAAATATAGCTGAATATTCAATTAGGTTACCTTTAAAAATAGGAAAAGAAAATTTTGAACAACTTATACAAGATAGAAACAAACCCTCGTTATATTCGATAAATGATGTTAAAGAAATTATTTCAAAGTATAGGCAAAAAATAAAAGAATTAAGTTAATGGCAAAACAATATCTTTTACCAATGGAAACAAAACTCAAACTAATTAAAATTGACAAATTAACATTTGAAGAAAGTTTTGAAATAATCACATTCCACGAATACCAAACACTAAAAAGAAACAAAAATTATTATTATAAAGCGGTGCAGATATGAAACTGAAAAAAGCTATTAAGATATTGGAACAACATAACGATTGGCGTAAAGGTTCTGAAACTATACCGATGACAGAACCAAAAACACTAACTAAAGCCATTGAAACTATTCTAACTTATTTAAACCCATTCTAAATTACATCAAAAGTTTGGTAGTATTAAAATTATTACTATCTTTACATCATAATAACAAACAAATAGGAATTATGAAAACATACAACGAAATTTTAGAAACTATTAAAAACGAAATTAATACTAAAGTAATAACATCAGTTTCAAATTGTAGAAATAGAATTGAAACACTTTGCAATGAAAACAATCAATCACACAATATGTTTTTAATAGCTTTAATATTTGGAGTAGCTTAATTATAGATATATAGCATCATGAAAGGAAACTATAAAGAAGAATGTAACATTACAAGTTGTCAAAAGCCAAATTCAGCAGTTTGGTTTAATCATAGTACAAGAAAATACTATTGTAAAGATTGTGCTAAAAGATTGAATGATGATTATTTTAATAAAATAGATGCTCAAAGAATGTTTGGTCACGATTTATGTACTTTAGAATTACCTAAATTTATTAATAACTAACTATGTACTCCACCCTCTTCAACCAAACACCCCACAATAACTACAAATTAGCGCAAATTTTAAACGTTTCTATTACACAAGTAATTCAGTATAGAAAAACAAAAAACGTTAATTTAGAACGCTTATTTGAGTTTATGCAAAAATTAGAAATAAAAGAGTTTAATTTCAATAATGGTAAAATTAAAATAAATGTTAAGCTATGACAGTGAAAGATAAGGCTATTCAATTAGTAAAGAGATATACTGCATTAAATTTTGAACAAAAAAATGGAAGTATAATAGTTGATATTGATAATTCTAAACAATGCGCATTAATTGCAGTTGATGAAATTATAAAAGTACTTGACGGAATATCTTTAGAAGAAAGCGGAACAACTAAAATAGATTACGGACAAAGTTATTGGCAAGAAGTTAAAAACGAAATCGAAAAGTTATGACAAAGGAAGAAAAAATACAGAAAGAATGGAATGATTGCAGTATTCCTAAAAAAATAGAAGATTTAACAGGGTGTTACTGGTATAAATGCAAAAGAAGTCAAGTAGAGCATTTAAAAGAAGAATTTGATTTTATTATTTGGGATTTAAAAGAATGTAGTATAAGACCCAAATCCCTACAAGGAATAGAAAACAACAATGGTTGGATAAAGATTGAAAGCGAAGAGGATTTGCCGAAAGAATTTACAAAATATTGGGTAATTGATAAATCTGATGGTAAAATGTATCAAAGAGAATTTGATAAATCAACGAAAGAATTTTTTTTAGAATATTCAACCCACTACCAACCAATTGTTAAACCACAACCACCAATTTTTTAGCTATGAAAGTTTATATAGTCCAACACAAATACACATTGCTTATACACGGATGTTTTAAACCAAGAGTTAAAGCAGAGAATTACATTAACAACAACATCGACTACGCTATAATTAGATGCGCGGTTGATTAAATTTATTAACTATGGAAAAAACACCGATGCAAGAGGCTATGAAAGAAATAGCAGAATTATGGTCAAGTCCAAGCGACCAACCAACATATTCACAAATATTTAAAATACTTGAAAGTAAAAAAGAAAAAGAAAAGCAAGTTATTGAGGATGCGGTTAAGTATGGATTTAACGACGCATTAAAATCAACATCAGATATTTCGTTTTCAACATACTACAACCAAAAATTTAAACAATGAAAAAATTAATTTCAGTTAAAAACTTGCAGTTGTAAATTATTTTTGTAATTTTGTTGTTATGGCTTACTCAAATGAAGAAATAAACGATATATTCAATAAAATCTTAATAGAGATTGAAAACGGGCGTGCTTTAAGAAAAATACTTAAAGACGATGAAAATATGCCAAGTACTCAAACTTTTTATAAATGGATTGATGAAGATGTAGAAAAATCAAAACAATACGCGCGCGCGTGCGAGGTTAGAGCTGATGCAATATTTGATGATATTATTGAAATAGCTGATGATAGTTCACACGACACAATTATAACAGATAACGGAGAAATAATTAACTCGGAATTTGTTGCACGTTCAAGAATTAGAATTGATGCAAGAAAATGGATAGCATCAAAATTAAATCCTAAAAAATACGGAGATAAATTAGATGTTACTTCTGATAATAAACCAATAACACAACAACCACCAATATTCGGAGATAATCCATTAGAGAAAATTTAATGAATGATGAGTTTAAATATAAACCAACTACGGCATTTTGGAAAATTAAAAAACTTATTAATGATGGATTGCCTAAGTTTAAAGACAACCAACAAAAAGTTTTTGTAATTCAAGGTGGTCAAGGGGCTGGTAAAACAATTTCTATACTTCAAATAATTATTGATTATGTTGAGCGAAACAAATCAGAGATTACTATTTGCTCCGCTGAACTTTCAAAATTAAAAGATACCGCTTTAAATGATTTTATAAAAATACTTCAAGATTGGAATCTTTTTAATGATAAACGTTACAATAAATCTGAAACCCTTTATACTTATTCCGCTGGGCATTTTGTTGAGTTTTTAGGATTAGATAAAAAAGACGTTGGAAAAGGGCGTAGAAGAAAAATAGTTTATATCAACGAGGCAAACAAAACAACACTTCAACAATATACAGATATTACCGCAAGAGCGGATTTAGTTATTATTGACTACAATCCTGATGGATACTTTTATGGACACGATTTAATAAATGATTTTAATTTTATTAATCTTACTTATTTAGATAACGAATACTTGTCTAAAAACGAGGTTAGAAATATATTAGCTTATTACGAAAAAGGATATAATGAAGATGGAACTATTAAAAATCAATTTTGGGCTAATAAATGGAGAGTTTATGGTAAAGGAGAAGTAGGAAGTGTAGAGGGTAGAGTATTCTTAGATTGGAAAAAAAATACTTACCAAGATTTTGTTAATTTACCATTTAAATCATTCTTTGGCGTTGACTGGGGTAAAAATCATAAGTTCGGAATAGTTGAGTTAAAGTACGACAGATATACAAATACTCTTTATTGTCATCAAAGAAACTATCTTTCAGAAAACGAATTACTCGCAAAGTTAGAACCTATTGAATTAGCTAATATAAATAACGAGGGTGGTATAATTATACATACGTTTAAAAAGTTAGGTATTCCGTTTGATGCTGATATTGTTTGCGATAGTGCTGTTCCTGACAATATTTTACTTTTGCGTGATTATGGTTGGGAGTATGCAGTTGGAATTGACAAACCTAAAGGCTCGGTAATGGCTGGTATAACACTACTGCAATCAACAAACGTTGTTTATACTGATGTTTCAGATGGTATTGATTTGGAATTTAAAAACTATAGTTACGCAAATGACCGATTAGGAATAGTTGATGACGAAGTTATAAAAGCTTTTGACGATATTATTGACCCTATTAGATACGGGCGTAGATATATAGAAAATAATTAGTATATTTGTTTAACTTAAATAATTAGGATTATGATACTACTATTTAAAACACCCACAAAAAGCAAAAGCAATCCAAATGGATTAAAAGGCGAAAATATGCGAATATTCTTTAAACAGAAACTAACAAGAAAAGTACTTGAACAAGCTATTAAAACAAATCATATAATACCTATTTAAAAATAATCAACAATTTATATACAATCTAAATAAATATTATTATATTTGTAGCAATTAATTGATGTGAAGATGCATCAAACTATTACAAATGAACGTAAACACAACTAATTTTAAAACACAAACCTTATCTGATACTAATATCGGATAAGGTTTTCTTACTTTATATGGGATTTAATTTTAATATTGGTTATAACTCAAATAGACTACCGAACTACATCGAAAGAAATTCAGATGGTAGTTGGTTCTTTTCTATTTTAGATGCGTTCATTGGTAAAAGAAAAGGTTTTAAAAGCGAAAGTAATAAGTTAGAAACTATTTTAAATAACCCAGCTATACTAAAAGTATTTTGTTTTTTAGCTGATACTTATAGCCAAGTAAAAATCGATAAGTATGTTAATGATGTTTTAAAAGAAAAGGATTTTTTATATTCCTATCAAAAAACTCCAAACGATTGGCAAACGTGGACTGATTTATTTTGGGAGCATAGATTTTGGTTAGCAAGTGGTAACGCTTATTTATATGTTGATGCTAATGTATGGTATTATTTAAGACCGCAAGGATTAGATTTTACCGATGCACAAATAAAAGCGTTTTGTCAAATTAGTTTTAGCGGTAAGTATAAAAAAGACGTTACTAATCAAACTTTTAAATACAGAAACGAAAACGGAGTAGTTCAAGTTTTAAAAATGAAAAACCTACACGTTTTTACTGATATGTCGGGTGGCGTTAGTGGTAATTGGTTAAAAGGAAATAGTAGATTAGATGCGTTATATCAAATAGCGGTTAACTCTGAATTAGCATTACAATCAAAAGGAACTAATTTAAAATATACTGAAAAGTTTTTAGTTAGCGGTCAACACGATGTAAAAGATACAACGAGCCGACCGATGGCAGAAACTGAAAAAGATAGTATTGAGCAATCACTTGAGAATGGCAGAAAAATAAACGCCACGAAGTCAAAAGTAGATATGCAACAAATGATATCAAACATTAAAGATTTAAAACTTGATGAAGCCTACGAAAGCGATTTGATAAAAGTTGCTAATATGTACGGAATACCAAAGGATGTAATCGATATTTTAGCTAAAGGTAGTACATACGAAAACCAAGAGAAAAGTTTAGGTAAATTTATTAATTACAATGAAATGCCGAAAGTTCAGCAAATGACTGATACATATGAAGTCATTTTAGATGAGCAAGACTTAAGAGGTTCTTTCAAGCATTTACCATTTAATTCTGTGTTTGAAGTTGATAAAATTAACAATCGAAAAGTAGAGTTAGAGAGTTTAAAAATGGCGGTTGAATTAGGGTTGGATGCTAAAGTAGTAGAAACTAAATTAAAACAGATTTATGAGTATTGACGAAATAAATAAGATGCTAAAAGATAAAAATATTAGTCAAGAACTAAAAGCATCATTAGAGAAAAGAAAACAAATATTACTAACTGATAAAGTTGTAACAAAATGATAAAAGTTATAGAGTTTCCAAATAAGGAATTTGAAACAAAAGAAAGTTTATTTAAGGCATTAGTAGATAATAAAAAAGAACTTATTTCTATTAAAAAATCAACTACTAAAAATGCTGATGCAGTTTCTTTTGGTTATTTAGATACGTCGGTTAAAATCGATACAAACAAAGAAGATGTTCAAACACAATTACAAAATCCTGAAACTTTAAACGTAAAGGTTGTAATCAACACAACTAACTTTTTAGATAGTCACAATGATTTACACGTTAACGGAATTTGGAATAAATCCGTAAAAGACAACGCTACTTTTTTACATTTACAAGAACACGAAAGAGATTTTGACAAGGTAATTACTGATACTGCTAAAGGTTATATTCAGTCTATGACTTGGAAAAAATTAGGTTTACCATATGAGGGTAAAACAGAGGCTTTAATCTTTGAAAGTACTATTGAAAAAAAACGTAATGAGTTTATGTTAAATCAATACGCTAATGGATGGGTTAAAAACCATTCAGTAGGTATGCGTTATGTTCAAATGGAATTAGCAATAAATACCGAAGCTGAATATGATAAAGAATATAAAGCTTTATGGAATGAGTTTTATCCATTAATTGCAAACAAAGAAGTAGCTGATGAACGTGGTTATTTTTGGGTAGTAAAAGAAGCAAAGATAATTGAGGGTAGTGCGGTTGTAATGGGTAGTAACTCGGCAACGCCTACATTAGAAAATAAAGATTTTGAAGCCGTTTTAGATGACACTTCAAAAACCGAGCCGTCAGATGACACTCAAACAACGGAAGAAATTCCAACAGAAAAAAGAAAATTAAGTATAATTTAAACACAAAAAACTATGTTTGTTTACAAGAAAACAGAAGAATTGGAAACACTAACTGCACCGCAATTAGACCAATACAAAGCCGATTTAAAGGCA